ACGAGTCATTCGTAATGTCCGTAATCCTAGTTATAGGGGTAATAGTATTCGCCATGCTGGATGGCGTTTACGACCTGATAACCTTTATGCAATGGGGCCACTAGATAATTTAGTAGGTATGCAGTACAGAATTGATCACCTTGAAAACCTTAAGGCTGATGTCTTTGATTTAATTGCACACCCAGTAATGAAAGTAAAAGGTTTTGTAGAAGACTTTAACTACGGTCCTGGTGAAAAAGTATTTGTAGGTGAAGACGGTGATGTTGATATGATCCGTCCAGATACTACTGCGCTTAACGCAGATATGCAAATACAAATACTAGAAAACAAAATGGAAGAAATGGCTGGCGCACCTCGTCAAGCTATGGGTATTCGTACACCTGGTGAGAAAACTGCATTTGAAGTACAGACACTAGACAATGCAGCTTCTCGTGTCTTCCAAAACAAAGTAGCTTATTTTGAACGTAACTTTCTTGAGCCACTACTAAATGATATGTTGGAGTTGGCTCGACGTAACATGGAGATTAGTGATGTTGTTAGAGTTGTCGATGATGAGTTTGGTGCGGCTTTATTTGAAACTATTACTCCTGAAGACCTTGCTGCGCGTGGAAAAATACGACCAGTGGGTGCCAGGCATTTTGCAGCGAAAGCTAACCAATTCCAAAACCTCCTTAATCT